CTTGGTGATGTCGTCCTGCTCTGCCAGTGCCTCTACTTGATCCATAGGGGCGTCTGAGAACTCTTCCTCTTCTTCGACGGAGCACTCTTCCCACCAAATCTTGACGATACCGCAGCGAGCGATAAGACCATCATGGATCAGTTGCTGGAAGATGCCGTAGGAGTCGTTCTGGCGGTGGACGATGTAGTCAGCGTACTCGGTTGCGATCTTCATCGACTCGACGTCTTGCTCACCTTGCGGGTCGAACGAGACGATCTTGTTACCGGCGCTGAAGGTTTCCAGTAAGACTGCTTTGAGACTTTCGACAGCGTCATAGACGTCCATCGAGACATACTTTGAGTTGCCTGAGTGAGCGGGCTTCGGCTTAACGCCTTGGTAGTATTCAAGGACTTCCATTCGCTCTTCGGAGAGCTTGGAGTCAAAGTACACTGACGCCGACTTGAGTTGACGTTGTACCAGCGCTTGAAGCTCGCTCTCCTTCACAGGCTTGAACTTTTCAGAAGCCATTAGATCATTTCTATGTAGTAGTCATCCGTAACCTCGACGGGTACAAAGTGACCTTCGTGAATAAAGTTAGCGATTGCCAGCGACATGACACAGTCGTCGAAGCAGCCCGCCTCCGCCTCCATCTTTCCTTCATCAGTGACCACATACGTCATGCATTCCCGCAGAGTCGTCTTATCGTTCACAACGATGTCGTTCTCGCGGTAAGCAGCACGCAGCTTGTCGATGATGAGAGGCTTGGTCTTGACCGTCGTACGGAACCCGAAGGTCACCGTCTCGTTCTCTGTCTGTTTATCGACAGCGGTCTCGAAGTAGAGGTTTGGATAGGCCAAATCTTTGCCTAGCCGAGTGGCAGTTAAGATGCCGTGGTTGTTGTTTTCAACGCCGATCTTGGCCTCGTTGTAGTACTCACCGAGAGCCTTGAGGACCGTTGCGTAATAGTCCGGATGAACCTGCGAACGGTAGGTTGCGATCTGCCGCTTCTTGGAGTCCAGGACCTGAGCTACGGACCAGTCGCCGCCCTTCACGCCCATAGCAACGTCAGCACCGATGTAATACGTCTCACCGGGCTGGTGATGTGCATAGACGAGCAGAGAGCCACGCGGAGCCTCTTCGAACCCTGTCTCCTCTGAGATGAACTCAAGGCGCTGCAGGACGTCAGGAGCAACGTTCAGGCGGTCGTTCAGCTTCTCCGTGTTGAACACAGGTCGGCCAGAGGTCAGGAAGGCTTCATCAGCGACGAAGGGGTATTCCTGCTTGAACATGTCGGCACCGTTGTCTGCGATCTTGTGACGGCGGAACATAAGCTGTTCGTCGTCGAGACCGTAGAGCTTCACCAGCTTGTCTTCGTCAGGAGTTCTTTCGAAGTTCTTCGCGACAGGCTTGCGGTATTCCGTCTGCACGTACCAAGGGATGAAGCAGGCGGTGTATTCGGATTCGCCAGCGACGGCCTTCGCCCACATTTCATGGAACGGGTTGCCGATGCCGTTGGCGGTTGACTCGATGAACACGAAGGTGCCATCGGCGTTAGGAATGGATTGCAGCAGACCGTTGATGTTTTCCCGAACGGTTGCCGAGGGATAGAACGCTGCTTCGGACAGGTGGGCAAGCTGAAGCGTTTCGCCTCGACCCACGCCATCACCACCAGCGGTTGCCACCATGAACGAGCTATCGAGAATGTCGAATGCCAGTTCCTTGCGTGACGAGTATTTCGTGTGCGGTTGGAGAACCTCGGGACAGTTGTCGTGGTACCGCTTGGTCATGTTGAACAGGGCAGTCGTAGACTCGCCCTTGTGCGTCATCACCAGCGCCTTCTGAGCCTTGTGCTGAGAAGTCCACCAATACAGAATCCCTTCGATGATGGTCGACAAGCCCTGCTGACGTCCCTTGAGGACAATCACGCGGACTCGACCGGTTGTCTGAAGCTGGTCGATGACCGTCTTCATGAAAATCTTTTGGGCTGCGTTGAGAATGAGAGGCTTGATCTGCCCTTCCTTCGTTCGAATCTTCAGTGCGTGTTTCGCATAGAACTCGAAATCCTCATACAGCCGCTTTCGTACTTCTTTCTGCTTGTCGGTTTGCAAGGATGCCCCCATAGTGAGGGCTGACCGTTAAAGGTCCCCTGCGATTTCTGCCAGAAAGTCTTCAGCTTTCCGAACGTTAAGATTGGTGTCCGAAGCCGGTTTGGCCTTCGTCCATTCGAGGATCGTGCGGGCCGCAGCCAGCTTGTCCTTCGGGTTGATGTCTGTACGGCGCATCAGAGTTGCAATGGCGTCCATCGCTTCCCGAGCAAGCGGGTCCTCTGCGTCGAGTTTTCCTTCTTCAATCATTCTGTCCACCTGTACCTTTGCTTCGGCTTCCGCCTTGGCGATCATTTTGTTGCGGGTGTGGCGGGTGTACCCATGAGTTGCCCCTTGGGGTTTGCCCGCCTTCTTCGCGCCATTAGCACGCCATTCAGCGAGTTGGGCGCGTCCTTCTGGAGTCTTCGCCAGTTCCTTGAAGTGTCCTCCGCGTGGCATACGCCCTCCTTCTTACTTTTTGCCGAACCCTGCGAGGGGTGCGACGTGGTCTTTGATGAACTTAGCTTCGGCAGGTGTTGCATCCTTCAGCTTGCCGTCGATAAGCGCTTGCTTCAGCGTCTGACTCTTTGCCGACGCCACATGCTGCGCGAGGGCAGACATGGAATCGTTAGGAGCCTTGGAGATTGCACGGTCGAGAGCATTACCTGCCTGACGCACGACCTCTTGATACGACGAGGATGCGTTGGACAGAGCACCGGGAGCGGTAGGTGTGAGAGCACCACGCGATTCCTGAAGGTTCCTGAGCGCGTTCTGGACGCCATAGAAGCCCTGCTCGTTGCTGATGGCACCCGTATGGCGCAGCTCGTTGGCGTGCGGTCCAAGGGTCGGGTGATTCGACAGAGCACGGAGGTCCTGCACTGCTTGATTGCGGGTCAGGTTGAGACCAGACTCACCACCTTGCAGCAGCGTCTGGAATGCGCCACCTTGCGGCATGCGCGATGCCTTCGCCATGTCGTTGTAGGTCGACTTGAACTGAGCAGCCTGAGCCGCCTTGTCAACCACATCACGCTTGGCCTGACGCATCTTCTCCAGAGTCCCATCGAGCTTGTCCGACGCCTTCTGAGTCTTGGCGAGCGCTGCAGCATCCTTCGCAGCTTGAGCACGGCGGGCAGCACCGGCAGCGAGGCCGTTGTCCATCACACCTTGAGACATCGAGGCGATATCCGCAGCACCTTGGGCACGCTGTTGCAAACCACGGTCACCAGCGAGGCGCATCTGCTGCGTTGCTTGCTGGTTAGCTACGTGACCTTCGAGAGCGTTGATCGAATTCAATGCCTTCGAGGCACCGAGGCGCTTCATGACTTCATCAGCAACACCTTCTTGCTTCAGGAGCTTCTGAGCGACTTGCTCACGCGATTGACCACCACCGAGCATGTTCTTCGCGGTGTGCTGCAGAGCACGAGGGATGTTAGGGACACCCGGAATCTGGTCATAGACATCGAGACCAGTTCGAAGGAGCTTCCGAACACCACCGGCAGCTTGCTCTTGAGCCGTGAGACCACGCAGGCGTGATGCCTTGTCCAAGGATGCAGCAATAGCGTCACCTTCAGGGGTTCCCTTGAGTGAAGCCAGTTCGGCATCCGTAAGACCACGGCGGTTAGCCACAGCGTCTTGAATCTCAGGCGTAGCAGAGCCAGAACGACGGAGCGGTTGAGCCACATCGTTGACGTACTTGCTTTCGACTGCGTTAAGCTGGACAGCCTTCAGGTTCTTGCCGCGTTGATTGACGTTATCTGCGAGGGTAGAGAGGTCCTTGATGGCTTCGGCGTCCATACGGGCACCTTCCTCACCGCCGGAATTCTTGATGAACTTCGCGACCTTCTGATTCATGGTTGCAGGCATCACAGCCGGGAGAACTCCCCCAACTGCGCCACCAGTGAGAGCACCAACGATGGCACCCTTCCCTTCTTGACCTTCTTCAGCGGTACCCGAGCCTGCGATAGCGCCCATAGCGGTGCCGTTGGCAACCCCGAGACCCACACGGCCAGCGCGGGAGACTTCAGCAGCCTTCGCGATCTTGCCGCCGATCCCCACAGGGACCACCATGCCAGCCGCAGTGCCGAGTCCGGTAGCGATACCGTTCTGTGCGTCGTCCTTGGCCCGTTCGTTCTTCAGGTTGTCCGAGTAGTTACCCTTGTTGAGCACCTTTTCGTCAGCCTTCGCCGCGATCTTGTCGGCCCACCCACCAGTTACGGTGTTGGCGATGGATCGGACGGCGTCATCAGCGAATTTGCCGGGATGCGCGATGGCGTCCTTCGTGTTGTCGAGGAGCCATGCATCGGCCTTGTCGCCAGCCGCAACCACCTTGTCCCAAATACCCGGTTGTTGGGGCTTAGGAACCGCTGGTTGGGTGGTGGGAGCGGGGGTAGTAGCTTGAGGAGGCTTCGGAGCCGTTTTAGGGGCGATCTGTGGCTCTGTCGGGGCTACTTCAGGTGTATTTGGAGCCGGTGCAGCCGCAGAATTCTGCTGGTGCATCTTTGCGATGTACTTCAGCGTCTCGTCGGGAAGGTCTTCAAGCTTCGCACCATTGGCGATCCACTTGTCGGCCTTCCCGGGACCCCAATTGTAGGCAACAGCAGCCGTAATCGGGTCCTTGTAACGGACGTGCATGGCCGCATAGTAATCACGGCCTTCGCGAGCGGTGTCCTCAGGAGTTCCGTCGGATGGCCGAACACCGAATCCCGGGTCCTTCTGAGTACCCTTGACGACCTGCATCGAGCCTTCCGCACCACTCGCCGGGTTGACGATGTGGGCTGAGTCCGAAGCGCCGTTTGATTCGTTGTTATGGATGGCCTGAGTGTTCCTCGCGAGAGCAAGGAGGTCAGCATCCGACATTGTCGAGAGGTCTAAGCTCATAGTTTGAGTCCGCGCCTTTTGAGTTCAGCGGTTACAGCGTCCATGTTTTGGGCACTGCCGCCAGCAGCGGGAGCCGCTTGGGGTTGAGATTGTTGAGGAGCAGCTTGAGG